GAAACGTTAACAGAGATTGTTGATAATTTGAAATGGAGACATCAAACTGTCGGTAACATCATTCGATGGAGACAGTTCCAAGCAGGCGAATAATGAGTCTACCCAATACCATCACAGTGAGAATGGATAATCATGCGATGATGTCTATTCAATGCGAACCACATCAAGTAAACGAATTGCGTGATTACTTTTCGTTCTTTGTGCCTGGCTATAAGTTTATGCCTCAGTATAAACGAAAGGTATGGGACGGTAAGATTCGTTTATTCAATGCTGTAACTCGTGAACTCAATGTGGGGTTATGGGAACATCTGAAGAAGTTTAGTGCAGATAGAATGTATCCGTTGCAGATGGAGGACAATGATAAGTATGGTCATCCCGAAAAAAAGAATGTTGTCTCACATCCCAATCTAGTAAAGTATCTCAGTGAATTAGAATCACCGTTTGAGGTGCGTGACTATCAGTATGATGCAATCGCACACGGTATTGAAAACAAACGTGCAATTCTTCTATCACCGACAGGTAGTGGTAAGTCATTTATCATCTATAAACTAATGAGATGGTATCTCGATAACTTCGATGACAATGTTCTGATTATTGTTCCTACAACAAGCTTGGTCGAACAGTTATACAAAGACTTTTATGAGTATGGGTTCGATGTCGAAGAAAACGTGCATCGTATTTACAGTGGTAAGGACAAAGTTACTGATAAGAGAGTAGTCATATCTACATGGCAATCAATCTATAAATTTTCTCGTGATTGGTTCGAAAACTTTCATTGTGTATTCGGAGATGAAGTCCATTTATTTAAGGCAAAGTCTCTATCAGGTATCATGAATAAATGTCTCAATGCCGAATATCGGTTTGGAACAACAGGAACTCTTGACGGAACAGAAACCAATAAATTAGTATTGGAAGGATTGTTTGGGCCCACGAAGAGAGTAACCGCAACACGTGACCTACAAGAGAAGGGAACACTTGCCAAGTTAGACATCTCGGTATTGTTACTTCGATATCACAACGATATATGTCATCTAAATAAAGGTAAGACATATCAAGAAGAAATTGATTTTATTGTCGGACATGAGAAACGCAATAACTTTATCACTAATCTTGCATTAGACCAAAAGGGTAACACCCTTGTCTTGTTTCAGTATGTAGAGAAACACGGAAAGATTCTCTATGATATGATGAAGAAGAAGGCAGCTGAAGGTCGCAAGATTTTTTATGTGTCGGGTGAGGTCGATGCAAAAGACCGTGAACAGATTAGAGGAATCGTAGAGAAACAGAAAAATGCAATTATCGTTGCTTCCCTTGGAACTTTTAGCACTGGCATCAATATTAAAAATTTGCATAATATTATATTTGCTTCACCAAGTAAATCGCAAATAAAAGTATTGCAGTCTATTGGACGTGGACTCCGAAAGAGTGACGATGGTTCTGTGACTAAATTGTATGACATTGCAGATGATATGCATGTCAAGAGTCACAAGAATTTTACACTGCGACATAGCGGTGAAAGAATTAAGATATATAGTAAAGAACAGTTTCCTTACAAGGTATACGAGATAAACTTAAAATGAGTGAAAGAACAGTGCAACATAGTTTCAGACAATTAAAATTATCTAATGGTGACGAAATCGTAGCGGACGTATACCAGTGGAATGACGATGACAACGATGAGATTGTTGTTAAGAACGCAATGAAGTTGATGCTTTACGAAGGCCCGACAGGAGACAAATATTTTTCTTTCCGCCCTTGGATGGTATATCAGGAACAAGAATCCGATTTACTTGTTCTACTAGCAAGACACGTAATTGCAATTGCAATACCGATTGAACCTCTTCTCGTTCAATATCGTCTTGCTGTTACTAACATGCATGAAATCGGTGACCAACGACTTCAGGGTTCAGAGAAAGATATGTCTCTTGACCAATTACAAAAATATACCAAAGAGACGATGGAAAAACTGAAGGAAACGATGACTGACCTGAGTGAATTTTCAATGGAATTGGATAATATGCCGAGTGTTCATGATGTATTAGATGGTGATTTTGACTCTGATGGTGGGGGAAACGTGGTAGATATGTTCACCAAGAAGACTATCCATTAGGGGTATTCAGCGGCCCCCAACGGCAGCTAAGCTTATAACATATTTTACAGGAATTGTCAAGCAAAAAATGAAAAAAAGTGAAAATAGATTTTCGTTCCACGAAAAAGGACTAACTGCATCTGCCTTTGACTTACTACATGCGGGTCATATACAGATGCTTGAAGAAGCAAAACAACAATGCGATTATCTTATATGTGCGTTGCAAGTTGACCCGTCCATTGACCGACCCGAAAAGAACAAACCCATTCAGTCTGTGTTTGAACGATATATCCAACTACGTGCCGTAAAGTATGTAGACGATATTATTCCCTATACGACTGAAAGTGAACTACTACAACTCATTGAAATTATTCACCCCGATGTAAGAATTATCGGTGAAGAATATCGAGACAAAGATTTTACAGGTAAACAATACTGTCTTGACAATGATATAGATATCTATTACAATAGGCGACAACATGCATTCTCTACAAGTCAGTTAAGAAAACGTGTATCCTTTGGAAATGAGCTTGACAAATGATGTTGAGTGTAGTAGTATACATCTAAATTTATGGAGTGAAAATGAAACCTAAAGAAAAACCACATTATGTAAATAACCGAGACTTCTCTGAAGCGGTGGTTGAGTATGTAAAAGAATGTAATGAAGCACGTGAGAGGGGAGACAAACTTCCTGTTGTCACAGACTATATCGCACAGTGTTTTCTAAAAATCGCAGAAGGGTTATCACATAAGGCAAACTTTGTTCGTTATACCTATCGTGAAGAGATGGTGATGGATGCCGTTGAAAATTGTCTCAAAGCAATTGGGAACTACAATATAGAAGCATCTACTCGAACAGGTAAACCTAATGCATTTTCATACTTCACTCAAATCTCTTGGTATGCATTCCTACGTAGAATTGAGAAAGAGAAGAAACAACAAGATATCAAGATGAAATATATTGCACAGAGTGGTATCGAAGAGTTTCTTGAAGAGAGTGGCGAAGCAAACTCAGGTGCAATTGCACAACACTTTGTGGATACACTTCGATTGCGTATTGATACCGTCAAAGGTGCAGACGCAGAATTCAAAGAGTATTACTCCCAAGAGAAAAAGAAGAGACGCAGACGCACAGTCAAAGTGGACTCTGACCTATCGGACTTTATTGTAGATTAACGCTGACGTGGCCGAATGGTAAGGCAACTGATTTGTAATCAGTAGATTGGGAGTTCGATTCTCTCCGTCAGCACCACGCTTGACAAATCCTGATTGATGAGGTATAATACACACCATGAAAATTGCAATCTTAAATGATACCCACTGCGGTATTCGAAATTCTTCTGATATTTTTATGAACTATCAGGAACGATTCTATAGTGACTGTTTTTTTCCCTATCTGTTAGAGAATAACATCACTCAGATTTTACACCTTGGTGACTACTATGATAATCGTAAGACTATCAACTTCAAGGCGTTGAATCACAATCGTAAAATCTTTCTTGAGAAGTTGCGTGACTATGGTATCACTATGGATATCATTCCAGGCAATCATGATACTTATTTCAAGAACACCAACGAACTAAATGCACTGAAAGAACTTCAGGGTCATTACATGAATGAGGTTAATCTTGTCATGGAGCCAACGGTGATGGACTATGACGGATGTAAGATTGCACTTATTCCGTGGATTAATCCTGAGAATGAAAAAGACACCTTGAAGTTTCTTGAAAACTGTAAGGCAAATATTATCGGCGCTCACCTTGAACTCAAAGGATTTGAGATGCAGAAAGGTATGCCTTGTATGGATGGTATGGACATCAAACCGTTTACTCGTTTCGATATGGTATTGACAGGACACTTCCATGCGAAGTCAAGTCAGAATAATATTCATTATCTTGGCGCACAGATGGAGTTCTTTTGGAATGATGCTCATGATGATAAGTTCTTTCACATCTTTGATACCGAAACACTTGAGTTGACTCCTGTTCGTAATCCAATCACCATCTATGAAAAAATTTACTATGACCACGAGAAGATGAATAAGTTCCAAGATTTATCTTATTTGGACGACAAGTTTGTCAAGGTCATCGTTACCAATAAGGGTGACCCGATTGAGTTCGAAAAGTTTATTGACCGTGTTCAGGCACAGAAGATTCACGAACTGAAAATCGCCGAAGACTTCAAAGAGTTCCTTGGTTCAAATGTCGAGGATGGTGAAATTAATCTAGAGGATACCGAAACAATTGTCTATGAATATATCGACAACGTGGTGACGGATTTGGATAAAGACCGTATCAAAACTGAGATATCAAATCTCATGATTGAAGCACAGAATATGGAGGTTGTGTAATGAATGGTAAGACCGCAAAACTATTCCGTAAAGCAGGACTTGATAGACGAGCAAAGAAAGACTACAATCGTCTGTCATGGAAAGATAAGACACAGTTCACAGAACTGTTGAGAGGAATGATTAATAAAGATGGCAGCAAAGAATGATATCACAGGTGATACTATATCATCGAAAAAAAGTAACGACAAGTATCGTGACAACTACGATAAGATTTTTAAGAAAAAAGACTTGACATTTTGGGAACACTACTGTATAGTAGATGATACTATCTATGGAGTGGAAAAGGGACACCCATGCAATTGGTGTGGTAAGTCCGAGGAAGATTTTAAGGTTTGATTAATTTTGAAAAGTTACGTTACAAGAATTTCTTGTCAACGGGTAATACGTTTACCGAAATAGATTTTGAAACGTCTCCGACAACTTTGATTGTTGGACACAACGGTGCGGGTAAGTCTACTTTACTCGATGCACTTGCATTTGCGTTATTTGGTAAACCGCATCGTAAGATTTCTAAAGGTCAACTGGTGAATAGTGTCAACGGCAAAGGCACGTTGGTCGAGGTTGAGTTTAGAATTGGTTCACAGAACTATAAGATTGTTCGTGGTATCAAACCCAACAAGTTTGAGGTTTGGGTGAATGGTAATATGGTGAATCAAAATTCTCATGCAAAGGACTATCAGTCTTTACTTGAGAAGAACATTATCAAGTTGAATCACAAATCTTTTCATCAGATTGTGGTTCTTGGGTCTTCGTCCTTCGTGCCGTTTATGCAACTCACCTCTCAAGCTAGGCGTGATGTGATTGAAGACCTACTTGATATCAATATGTTCTCTAAGATGAATGGACTTCTCAAAGAGAAAGTTGCACTCCTGAAAGATAAGATAACAAACAACGGTCATCAAATCGAAGTTGCAAATACAAAAATCAATGCACAGAAGAGACTTATATCTGAGTTGGTATCGGTTAATGTTCATCAAAAGAAACAGAAACAAAACACCATTGATGAACATCAAAAAGAGATTGAAACTATAAATACTCGTGCAGATGAATTAAATCAAATGGTTGAAAAACATCTGCCAGTTACTCAAAAACAAATTGACAAAGCAACTCAGCTTAAGGAGAAACTGAATGGATTCCAATCTGACTACCGAAGTAAAATCCGAACCGCAAAGCAACAATCCAAGTTCTTTACCGAACACGAACACTGTCCTACGTGTGACCAACCCGTGGAAGAAGAACACCGCCAAAAAAAGATTGCTACAGCAGAGCAGAAGGCGACAACAATTTCGGAGGGTCTCGAAAAGGTAACTGCTGAGATTGAAAAACAACAGTCCATCCTTGATGGATGTGCTGAACAACTAGACATCGTTAGAGAGTGGCAAACTGAATCGGCATCATGTTCCGCTGAGATTCGTCAACTTCATAATTCTATCACCAACATACAAAAACAAATCGATGAACTTAACGATGAAAAGGGTGACCTATCAGAAGCGAATAAGGAACTAGAGGTTCTTCGTGAGAACAAGGAATCCCTACAGGAACACAAGTATAAGTTGAACGAAGAGTATTCGTATCAACAGGTGTTGGGTGAATTACTCAAAGACCAAGGTATCAAGTCTAAGATTATCAAACAGTATCTTCCTGTGATTAATCAGTTGACTAACCAATACCTACAGACACTTGATTTTTTTGTTCACTTTGATTTGGACGAAAGTTTCCAAGAGACTATTCGTTCCCGTCATCGTGACAACTTCACCTATGATTCATTCAGTGAAGGTGAGAAACAAAGAATTGACTTATCACTATTATTTACTTGGAGACAGATTGCCAAGATGAAGAATAGTGTAGCAACCAATCTTCTTATTCTTGATGAGACATTCGATTCGTCCTTGGATACGGACGGAGTAGATAATCTTCTCAAGATACTACAATCCTTGGGTGAAGATACCAATGTATTTGTTATCTCTCACAAAGGTGAGTTAGAAGACGCATCCTTCAATCGCAAGATTGAGTTTGTGAAAGAACGGAACTTTTCGAAAATAAAGTCTTGACATTTTCTGTTCACCATGTCATAATGCATGAAATTAATCAAAGGAGTATATTATGGAATTGACTGATAAGACGTTGAGAGTTCTACAGAACTTTGCAACGATTAATCCCAACCTTGTGTTCTCAGAAGGGAATACATTGAAAACTATTTCAGTAGCACGTAATGTTCTATCTTCCACAACCGTTGACGAAACCTTTCCTCAACAGTTTGGAATTTATGACCTGAACGAGTTTCTGAATGTTCTGAATCTAGTTGACAAACCTAATCTGAAGTTTGAGTCTGACTATGTTGTGGTCTCTGACAATACAGGACGTAGTAACGTCAAGTATTTCTATTCGGATGTGGATATGTTGACTTCGCCTGGCAAAGACATTGTGATGCCTGAAGCGGAAGTTAACTTTGTTATAGATACAGACACGTTGAATCGAATCAAGAAGGCAGCTGCTGTTCTTGGTCATAACGAAGTATCAATCACATCGAGTAATGGTGCGGTGACACTGAGTGTTATTGACAGTAAAGATTCAACATCGAATGCTTTCTCTATTGACGTAGAGGGAGACTATCCTGAAGGAGTTGATTTCAACTTTGTTTTGAAC